GGTTTATATAGCTTATTTTGGTTCACGTGGAGTGGAAAAGTTTAAAAGTATAAGTAATAATAATAATAAGTAATAATCAAGTAAAATTAAATCATTAAATTATGAGTAAAGTAAAAACAATTGAAGTAGAAGGTAAAGAAGTAAAATCAATTAAACAAGAAGAATTAAAAGAAATTCAAGGACTTACAGCTAAGCAGAATGAAGCGCTTAGAACTATGGGTGTTTTGGAGTCTCAAAAGTTTCAAGTACATGATTCTTTTAAAGAAGTTACTAAAGAATTAGACGAGATTAAAAAGAAACTTGAAGAAGAGTATGGTCAAATTAACATTGATTTATCGAGCGGTGAATATACTGATATCGAAAAAGAAGATGTTAAATAATATTAGAAAGATTAGTATTGGATCTGACTACAAGACTGATGCTATGCATTATTCTGTAGGTCAACAAGTTTATGGAGGTCATGAAATTTCTCATATACTTTTTGAAGACTCTGATAAATCTTATAATATACATATCAAAAAAAACAACGAAGTATTGCCATGGAAAAAATTTAATTCTAACATGGCAATATCAGTTGAATATGACCTAGAGTATTAATGAAAAGTCTGTATGATTTTATTGTTAAACCAGTTGGAGAAGAATATGATAATAAAATAACTATTGGAAACAAAAGTATAATACTTAATACTAAGATAGAAAGTTATAAATTTGTTAATAATATAGCAGAAGTATTAGAAATACCAACTGCTTTTAAAACACCTATAAAAAAAGGTGATTTAATAGTTATACATCATAATGTTTTTAGAACATTCTACGACATGCAAGGTGTTAAGAAAAAAAGCAGATCCTCACTAGGTGATGGTATATATTTATGTGCTTTAGATCAAGTGTATTTATATAAGACAAATGATAAATGGAATTCTATAAACAATAGGTGTTTTATAAAACCATTAGAATCAAAAGACAGTTTAGAAGTTGTAAAAGAGCAAAAGCTTATTGGTATATTAAAAATAGGTAATAGTTCTTTAAAAGCGCTAGGAATAACCGAGGGTGATACTGTAGGGTATACACCGGATGGTGAATACGATTTTATCGTAGACAAAGAGCGTTTATATTGTATGAAATCAAATGATATTGTTATTAAGTATGGAAATAAGAAAAACGAAGTTGAATATAATCCTAGCTGGGCAAGTAGCAGTTGAAGAACTTATAAAAGTAGCTAAGGAACCTATAGTTGATGGTGATGATGACATAACGGCTGATAGACTTAAAAATGCAGCAGCTACAAAAAAGCTAGCTATATTTGATGCTTTTGAAATACTTCAAAGAATAGAAGTTGAAGAAGATTTATTAAACAATAAACCTAAAGAAGAAAAAGAAGAAAGATCTTTTAAAGGTTTTGCTGAAGGTAGATCTAAATAATGTATAAACAAACTTTATACAAAGTACTAGATAATTATATAGATTCTAAAGTTTTAAAACATAAGAATAGATATAAAAAATGGGAGTACGGATATAATGAAGAACATGATGTCATTATAATAAGTAAAACTGGAGAAATTGGCGAAGTATATGAGATACAAAATCTTAAAGTAGCTTTACCTAAACAACCAGAAAATGTTACTAAATTTGATTCAGATAAGTTTGAAAGAATTGAAATGCCTAAATCTTTAAGTAGAATAAAAACAATATTTGATTGGGAAGAATATCCAGTTGATTTTAAAGAAAAATGGTATGACTACATTGATAAAGAATTTAAGTATAGAGAAGAAGGTTTTTGGTTTTATAACAAAGGCATTGCTACTTACATTACTGGTTCTAATTACATGTACTTGCAGTGGGCCAAGATTGATGTTGGGAAGCCAGACTTTCGAGAAGCCAATCGCCAATTTTTCATATTCTGGGCAGCCTGTGTTGCAGACTATAGATGTTACGGTATGTCCTATCTCAAGAATAGACGTTCAGGTTTTTCGTTTATGGCATCCGGAGTTACTGTTGACTTGGCTACCATATCAACCGACTCACGTTTTGGGATTTTGTCCAAATCTGGTCCCGATGCTAAGAAGATGTTTACCGACAAAGTCGTACCAATATCTGTTAATTACCCGTTTTTCTTCAAACCAATACAAGACGGTATGGACAGGCCTAAAACCGAACTGGCCTACAGAGTACCCGCTAGTAAATTTACAAGACGTAAACTTGAAGCTAACGAAACCTTACAAGCTATCACCGGTTTGGATACCACTATCGACTGGAAAAATACAGGAGACAATTCATATGATGGTGAAAAACTTAAACTCCTCGTACATGATGAGTCCGGTAAATGGGAAAGACCAAACAACATCCTCAATAATTGGAGAGTTACAAAAACAACATTAAGACTAGGTAGTAAAATAATTGGTAAGTGCATGATGGGGTCAACTTCAAATGCACTAGACAAAGGTGGTGAAAACTTTAAAAGATTATACAATGACTCGGACGTTACTAAACGAAACTCCAATGGGCAGACTCGCTCAGGACTCTATTCTTTGTTCATTCCTATGGAATGGAACTACGAAGGATACATTGATTCTTATGGCCTACCTGTCTTCGATACACCAAAAGAGCCCGTTGAAGATCCTAACGGATCAAAAATAAAAATAGGTGTAATAGAGTATTGGCAAAATGAAGTTGATGGTTTAAAAGAAGATCAAGACGGTTTAAATGAATTTTATCGTCAGTTTCCAAGAACAGAAGAACATGCTTTTAGAGACGAAGCAAAATCATCTCTATTTAATTTAACTAAAATATACCAACAAATTGATTGGAACGCTGATTTAAAAAACAGTGGTATAATAACGCAAGGTAATTTTCAATGGGTAAATGGCGTTAAAGACACGAAAGTTGTTTTTATGCCTAGTAAACAAGGTAGATTTTTTATATCATGGATACCTCCTGTAGAAGCACAGAACAGCGTTGTTATTAAGAACGGTTTAAAATGGCCTGGAAATGAACATACTGGTGCTTTCGGATGTGATAGTTACGATATATCAGGTACTGTTGACGGAAGAGGATCTAACGGTGCTTTAAGTGGTTTAACTAAGTTCTCTATGGACAACGTGCCACCTAATCATTTCTTTTTAGAATATATAGCTAGACCTCAAACGGCAGAAATATTTTTTGAAGATGTATTAATGGCTTGCGTGTTTTACGGTATGCCAATATTAGCAGAAAATAATAAGCCTAGATTATTATATTATTTTAAAAGAAGAGGTTACAGAGGTTATTCTATGAATAGACCTGATAAAAAATATAATAAATTGTCTACAACAGAAAGAGAAGTAGGTGGTATACCTAACTCTAGTGAAGACATTAAACAAGCACATGCTGCTGCAATTGAATCTTATATTGAAGATCATTTAGGTTTAAAAAATAATGGAGACTATGGAGATATGTATTTTCAAAGAACATTAGAAGATTGGGCTAAATTTAATATAAATAATAGAACGTCTCATGATGCTTCTATTAGCTCAGGCTTAGCTATAATGGCTTGTAACAAAAATAAGTATAGACCAAATCCTATTGTCGAAAGACCAGTATACAGCTTAGGATTTAAAAGATATAACAACAAAGGTACATTGTCAAAAATAATTGAATAAATGAAGTCAAAGTCAAATATATATACTAATTCTAATAGTGCTTTTCCAAGCCAGGTAGTACCAGATGCGGAAAAAGCTACTTGGGAATACGGTGCACAAGTTGCACAGGCTATTGAACAAGAATGGTTTAATCAAGGTAGAAGTAGCGGTAATAGGTATCTTACTAGTTTTAATAATTTTCATAACCTAAGACTGTATGCTAGAGGTGAACAATCAACACAGAAATATAAAGATGAATTATCTATAAATGGTGATTTGTCTTATCTTAATTTAGACTGGAAACCAGTACCTGTTATATCTAAATTTGTTAACATAGTTGTAAACGGTATATCTCAAAAAGAATTTGATATAAAAGCTTACTCACAAGATCCAGAGTCAGTTAAAGAAAGAAGTGAATATGCTGGTAATATAGCTATGGATATGTATGCTAAAGAGCAGATAGCTGAAACAAAAAGAACTTTAGGTTTAGATGTATCTCAATCAAACATGCCTAAAGAAGATCTACCTAGAACTAAGGAAGAATTAGAATTACATATGCAGCTCTCGTATAAGCAGTCTATAGAGATAGCAGCAGAGGAAGCTATTTCTACTACACTAGCAAAAAACAAATGGGAGTTAACTAAACGTAGGATAAATGAAGATTTAGTAGTATGTGGAATAGCTTGCTCTAAAACAAATTTCAATAAGTCAAACGGTATAACAGTAGATTATGTTGACCCAGCTTATTTAGTATATTCATATACAGAAGATCCTAACTTTGAAGACATATACTATGTTGGAGAAGTAAAGTCAATAACAATACCAGAATTAAAAAAACAATTTCCAAATATATCAGAAGAAGAATTAGAAAGAATTCAAAAAATGCCTGGTAATAAGCAATATATAACTGGATACGGTAATTACGATGTTAATACTGTGCAGATGTTATATTTTGAATACAAAACATACATGAGTCAAGTGTTTAAATTAAAATACACTGATAATGGCTTAGAGAAAATAATACAAAAAACAGATGAATTTAATCCTCCAGAAGCAGATACTTATGACAAAGTGTCTAGAACTATAGAGGTTTTATATTCAGGTGTTAAAGTTTTAGGTACTGATACTATACTTAAGTGGGAGATGGCTGAGAATATGACCAGACCTTTTTCTGACTCTACAAAAGTAGAAATGAATTATACTATATGTGCACCTAGGATGTACAAAGGAAGAATTGAATCTTTAGTTAGTAAGATAACAGGTTTTGCAGACATGATTCAGTTAACTCATTTAAAAATGCAGCAAGTATTATCTAGGATGGTTCCAGATGGAGTCTTTTTAGATATGGATGGATTAGCAGAAGTTGATTTAGGTAACGGTACTAATTATAATCCAGCTGAAGCATTGAACATGTACTTTCAAACTGGTTCTATAGTTGGTAGATCTTTAACTCAAGATGGTGAATTAAACAGAGGTAAAGTTCCTATTCAAGAACTTACTTCCTCTGCTGCAGGTGGTAAATTACAAAGTCTTATAATGACTTATAATTACTACTTACAAATGATCAGAGATGTAACTGGATTAAACGAAGCACGTGATGGTAGTTTACCAGACAAAGACACGCTCGTAGGCATACAAAAGATGGCCGCTAACGCATCTAATATAGCTACTAAACATATTAATCAAGCTAGCTTATATATAGCTCTTAGAATATGTGAAAACATTTCTTTAAAAATAGCAGATGTATTAGCTTTTCCTTTAACACGTAGCGCTTTAGTTGAAAGTATATCTTTATTTAATGCAAGCACCTTAGATGAAGTTTCTAAATTAAATCTACATGATTTTGGTATATTCTTAGAACTTGAGCCAGACGAAGAAGAGAAAGCACAGCTAGAACAAAATATACAGATAGCTTTAAAGATGGGTGGTATTGATTTAGAAGACGCTATAGATCTAAGGCAGATTAAAAACCTTAAACTAGCTAATCAACTTCTTAAGCAAAAACGTACTAAGAAAATGGAAGCTGAGCAAGCTAAGCAACAGCAAATGATACAAGCTCAAGGTCAAGCAAATGCTCAAGCCTCTGAAGCAGCTGCTATGGCTGATGTACAAAAAAACCAAGCATTAACAGAGAGCAAGGTGCAGGTAGAGCAAGCAAAATCTCAGTTTGAGCTACAAAGAATGCAGTCTGAGCTTCAAGTTAAGCAAACATTAATGGCTCAAGAGTTTGAATATCAGAAACAATTAGCTCAATTAAAACTTGGTCAAGAAAGTGGCAAGGAAAAAGAAATAGAAGATCGTAAAGATAAAAGAGTTAAAATACAAGGAACTCAACAAAGTAGATTAATAAATCAACGACAAAACGATTCTACTCCAGTGGATTTTGAAGCAGGAGGAGATAGTGGGTCTCAACTAGGCACGTTTGGTTTACAAAATATGATGCCGCCTAGTTAAAACTATTTAATAATTATATAATATTTTATCATGTCAGAACAAAAAACAAATGAACCTGTTAAGCAGGAAGGAGACTTTAAAATGAAGTCTAAGAAAAAACCTAAAAACTTAAGCGAAGCTAGTAGTAACAAAGTTACTAAAGTGGATTTAACAAAGCCAGAAGCAACAGGAGATATTATACCTGATGTTATAAAGGTAAAAGTACCTGTGGAGGTTTTAAAACAAGAAGACGATGCCATTCAAATCGGAGAAACAAAAGCGCTGGATGTGGAAGAACAAGCCGGAGTTAGCTCAGGAGTGGACAAACAAGTACAGCAGCCCAGCGAGGTTGCTGAAGAAGTTTCGCCAATCCAAGAAGTAACAGAAGAGGAAGTTAAAAAAGTATCTCAAGATGTTAAAGAAGCTGTAAGAGATGAAAGAGTTCTTGGAAAGCCTTTACCTGAAAATATAGAAAAACTAGTTTCTTTTATGGAAGAAACAGGTGGTACCGTACAAGATTACGTAGCACTTAATAAAGATTACACAAAGTATGAATCAAAAGACATACTTAAAGAATATTATACAAAGGCAAAACCTCACTTAGATCAAGAAGAAATTGGTTTCTTAATGGAAGACAATTTTGATTTTGATGAAGACATGGATGAGCCTAGAGAAGTACGTAAGAAGAAACTTGCGTTTAAGGAAGAGGTTGCAAATGCTAAAAGCTATCTAGAAAGTTCAAAGAGTAAGTATTACGATGAGATCAAGTTGAGACCAGGTATTACTCAAGAACAACAAGAGGCTGTAAGTTTTTACGACCAATATAAGCAGACACAAGAAGCTGCTACACAATTACATGGAGATTTTAGAGATCGTACTAAACAATTATTTAACAAAGAATTCAAAGGTTTTGATTTTAATGTTGGTGAAAAAAAATTTAGATACGGTGTTAAAGATCCAGGTAAAGTAGGTGAGACACAGTCTGACGTTCAAAACTTTGTTGGTAAATATACTGACGAAAAAGGAAGTTTAACGGACCCAGCTGGATATCATAAAGCAATGTATACTGCAATGAATGCGGATAAAATCGCTCATCATTTTTATGAACAAGGAAAAGCTGATGGTATTAAAAACATTATCAAAGGATCTAAGAATCCATCTCAAGACGGACCTAGGCAAGTTGCCGATGGAAATGTGTTTGTAAACGGATTAAAAGTAAAATCAATAAGCGGTTTAGACTCATCAAAATTAAAAATAAAAACAAGAAAATTTAACTAAAAAAATTAAAAAATTATGGCTTTAAACCCACAGTTTGGTACAATTGTACCATCGCAAGGTCAACAGACCTTAGCAAGTAATTACTTAAACTTTGCAGCAGGAGCAAATGGAGTGAATTTTGCACAGCAATATTTACCAGAGCTTTATGAAGCTGAAGTAGAAAGATATGGAAACAGAACACTAGGTGGTTTCTTAAGAATGGTTGGCGCTGAAATGCCAATGACGTCGGATCAAA